ATTTTAAGCTTATGGGGGCTCCTGCAGCTTATGCTGGTAATGGGGAGTTTAAGTACAGACCTAGTGGTAATCAGAGGAACCACGGCCACAGGTATACGCGCGGGAGGAATCGTGATAAACGCAATCCTACCATGATGCAAGGTTACACGCCAGAGACCGACAGAATGCCAGACTGTAAAGGCTTGTTGTCTAAGTGCTCGGTGAAGTTTTGCAATAACGAGGTTTACGATGAGTCCAAGACAGGATGGGCAGTCTTCATAAGCGATAAGCACATGCTATTGAACAGACATTACGTCATGGGAGCTAACGGCATGGTTTTTGGGAATGTCTTTACTTATGAATTGCAGAACATTGTGTTTAGCTCAGTGTTTCGTGAAGAGGATGTGAAAATTTTGTGCGACACTAATGGTGCTCAAACCGATTTAGTCATTTGGCGAGTTAATCCAAGAAGTGGCAGGAGTGTTTTGAGCACACCCTCAATAATGCACCACTTTCAAACACAAGCCGAAGTGTCAAGGGACTATTGGAGTAGCAATAAGCAACCTATTTATGTTATGTCAGTGTACAATGATTATGCCGATTACACACGTGTGACCAAGGCTGAATCGTGCACTAGCCAACATTGGAACTTGCAATATGCCAATGGCGATGGTGTTTTGTCAGACAGGGCCTTGATGTATTCAGGTGACTTTAACAGGGGTGACTGTGGAAAGCTTGTTATTAAGGGCAAGATACGCGGAGTGCATATTGCAGGTAAGCCCGGTGTTTTAGGAGTAGCTCAGTTAGTGACAACAGAAATGCTTGAGGCCGCTCTTACGTTTCAAACTGCTATGGACGTGCCTGTTTTAAATGAGTGTTCCCATGAACAATTACCAGAAGGGTCATACCATGGTGAGCATTCAGATATGCGTGGAATGCCTGCGACTGGTGATTTTATACCTTTTGCAAGTGTGCCCAAGCCCGCTATTATGGCTCATCAAACTCGGCTTGTCCCAACTGGTATGCGTGAAGCTGGTTCGAAATGGGCAGCCAAGTGTTTGAAGGTGCCAGCAGTTTTGGGCGTGGACGATCCGCGTTATGCAGGTACTGCCAGCTTGAATTGTCAATTTTTGGCTGACAGGATGGACAGATATGCAAAGCGTCCCCCTGATTTACCGGATTTATTGCTTAAGGCTGCAGTAAAGAAATTGGTTTTAGCAGTGCCACCTGGGCCTGTGCCATTAAGGTGTTGGAATGTTGAAGAGACTTTGAATCCATCATCTATAGGAAGCTGCCTCCAACCTTTCAAGCGTTCGACAGGGGCTGGATGGGGTTTTAAAGGTCCTGGGAAGTATGAATACATAGGCTTTAATGAGGAAAGCCAACGTTATTACGCCAAGGATGCGCTGATTGATAAGATGAAGGTTGTCAATGATTTGATAGATCAAAGTAAGAACCCGCTTTTTGTTTATGGCGAGTTTCCAAAAGATGAGGTCTTGAAACCTTCCAAGATCGAGCGCAAGTATTGCAGGACAGTGAGTGCTTCGCCTTTAGACTTAACTTTGCTCAGCAAACAGGTCTTTGGAGCGTTCGTAGACTCTTGGCAAAGGGCTGGCATGCAATGGGGACATGCAGTTGGACGCGATGTTTTGTCACAGGATTGGGACCTTATGATCAAACAAATGTTGCGTGTGGGCGACAATGGTTTTGATTCTGACTTTAAAGAGTTTGATTCTACTATGACCAAGCAGTTCATGGTGACATTTTGGCAGCATGTTGATGACTGGTACAAGAATTCCGGTGCTTGGAGTGAAGAAGACTCTTTCAAGCGATGGGTTGTCATATACAATATGGTGCACTCTAAGCACATTGTTGGGCGCACCATTTTTATTAAGATGATGGGCTTGCCCTCAGGTAGTCTGTTGACCACGGTGATGAATTGTTTTTGGTCACGCACGCTTATTTTGGTGGGCTATGCCATGCTAGCGCCAGATACAGGTGATCAGAGGACTTTGCCGCACACTTTTCGAGGCTATGATGAAACTGTCAAAACGTTTGTTTTAGGAGACGACAATTTTTCAGCAGTCG